GTGTGGTATACTGTTATGAATTAAATGAAACAGATAAAAACTATTATTTTAGAGGGCAATTCAACGACGATCTAGGGGGAGAGAATGAGTGAGCGAGGATATGGAAATAGCGTTAAAGTTATTGACCGATTTGGGATTCAACATAGTGAAGATTCAAAACCCAAATCAAATCACAATTCAAATCCCACCTTTGCATCCGCAGTCTGGGAAGTGATGGATGAAATTGGTAATCTCCTTATTACGAAGCAGTCGGACTATGGTCCAGGTAATGTTAATAACGCTTTTGGTGGGCCTATCAACGGTCTTCTTGTACGCATTGGCGATAAGTTTGAACGTCTCAAGAATCTTTACAAAAACAAAAACGTCCCGAACCATGAGTCAATTCAAGACTCGTTCAAAGACATGGCTAACTACGCAGTTATCGCGCTGATGGTTGAAAGAGGCACCTGGCCTAAAAATGATTGAAATTAAAATGTCTCATGGCGACTTATCTTTTGCCACGATTGAAGCAGTTGCTCGCTTTAATTACAACAGGGCAAAAGGTAATGACGCATCTCAAGGCCATGCTCCTACATGGGTTGAGCAAGTAGCACGTGAGATTAGCGGTTGCTTAGGTGAGATTGCCATTGCTAGATGGCAGGATAAATATCCATTTGCTTTGTTTGAAGAACGTAAGATGGGCGATGTTGGAGAATTTGAAGTACGCACAACTGCCTATTCTACTGGTAAATTACTTATTAATCATGATGATGATCCATCTCGTAAGTACCTTTTAGTAACCTTGCCTACCCACTATACCGCCTGTATTCATGGTTGGATGTATGGCTATGAGGCACAGACACAACAGTTCTATAACACAAGTATGCGTGCGCCAGTCTTTGCAGTACAACAACAATACCTTAAGCCACCTGAGACGATCTATGGATAACTGGGTAGAAGAAGCAGCCGACATTGCGACACAGGTAGCCCGCACTGTTCATAGAAAGTATCACACTTATTTTGACGTGTCTGATGTGCGTCAAGAGTTAATGGTCTGGGTATTGCGCCGCGATAAAAAGGTTCAGCAGTGGCTTAACCATGAACAATCATCCGAGGAATACAAGGGTGGCGTTAAGCAATTGGGTAAGACTTTATCTAGGCACGCGGATCGTTACTGTCGCAAGCGCAAGGCGCAATCTCTGGGCTATGCCATTGAAGATGAGGCTTACTACTCACCCATCACACTCTCGGAATTACTTCCGTTCGTGTGGTCGGACGTCGTTGAAACACGCGACGCTACCAAGCCACGTGTATCTGGTGGTGGCAATCCCGCTGAAGGTGGCAACTATGTTGTGCAATTGCTAGACATTCGCAAGGCACTGGCTAAGTTGGATGAGATGGATCGGGATGTTTTGCAGTTAAAGTTTGAGCATCAACTTACCTTTAGCCAGATAGCAGAGGAGTTGGAAGTCAGCGACACTACCGCACACCGTAAGGTGGATGGTGCTTTGCGTAGGCTTAACAACTATCTAGGTGGGCAGTCACCATTCACAGCAGAGGTGCCAGAAGATGACGTATGAGAAGCCAATTCACCATCCAGACTGCTATACTGAGATACGTAAGTCATTGGGTCATTCATATTATGAACTAATATGGAACTGTGTGGATGAATGTAAGTTGGGAGTATTAAATAATGAGTGAATTGATGTTTACTGTTACCTGTAATTGTGGTGTAAAAATTACTGGAATAAATGAAAAAGGTTTAAGAAAACTACTGACCAGGCATATAAATGAAGGACAAATACACGCTTGTTGGAAAGCCTTTTACGACGTAAGAGAAGAAACAGAATGGGAAAAGTTATTAAAACTTGGTAAAACTATGTTTGATGAACCATTGGGTGAGATATGAAGATCGTATTTTTTCATGGCGTAACAAGTTACTGGGGTTTTGGTATTGACTATGACCCGCACGACAGAGCGTTTATGATGAATGCTTTCCGTTGGTACATTGGCTTTGAGATTTGGACTAAGTAATGCCTAGTTATGAATACAGATGCGCCAAGTGCGCCACGCAATATGAGGTAGAGCGTAGTATCCATGCCGAGGCATCGGATCCGATATGTTGTGATACGCCTATGAACAGAGTATACTCAGCACCGCCTGTTAGGTTTAATGCATCGGGCTTTTATAGCACCGATAATCCTAAGAGATAAGTTTGCCAAAGGGGAAGTTGGCAATACAAAAAGCCCGCCGCGGATAAATCTCCGAGACGGGCTTTCTGTTTGCCGCTTCAAGCCTGGAAGGGTTAGCGAGCGGCAGACCTTAGTTTGTTCATCCATTCTATACAAGCATCCACGTCTTCATCTAACGTGAGATAGCCATACAGTTCTGTGTTATCTAGCCATTGGGTAATGCCAAGTTCGCGTAGTCTTCTACTGAAGATAACATATTCGTAGTCATCTGTTCCATCAACATACTTGATCTTTGGGAGTGTGTCTTTACGGATGAGATATGTACAGTGAACGACGTCACACTTGATAAGCCCTCTGACTTCGCCGTTAAGGATACGATAATACGCGAAGTTATCTTGGTAGTAACCAAATGGGTTTGCAATGTTGTGGTAGTTGGCATAAGGCTTATGTTCCTCTTTCCCTAAAGCGTAGCGGATAAGGGGTGCCACCACTGGTTGATTATATGATACTAGTTTCTTAAGCGTGTGGGGTAATACAAAGTTGTCCACGTCGCAGGTGTAGTAAAAGTCTGTCTCCCAGAAGCGTGCCTTATCTATGCCTTCCTGGCGAAGCGCTCCCAGCGCTTTAAACCGAGTTGGATTCCATTCATGTACGCCAAAGTTTTGTACAGGCGTGGCTATGTCGGAATCATCTACTTCAATTGAAGCCCACTCATACAATGATCTGTCGCTTTCATAGGTAAATGGGCTTTCACGACGCACTTGCTGATCATCTATCCAACTGTGGATAACATTCGCAGTTGCATCGTTATTGTTATTGGTTCTAAAGTATAGATAGATTCTGTCGCGTGGGTAGTCTATGTTGTCTAGGTTCTGTTTAAGCCATTCAGGCAGGATCTTTTCTTTATCCTTTGCCAGGATATGTATCAGGACCTTTGGCGCCTGCTTAATATGTGGGTATGTAATCATTTCAACTCCTTCTCAATAGTCCGAATAGTTAAGCATGGGTAATACACCACATTACTAACATCTTGAGTGCAATGCATACAAACAGTTTTAGTGTCAAAAATGCTTGGACTGGCAAACTCATTATGTAACTCCACTACTGCACGAATAATCGCTATTTTCCAGCAAGTATCGGCGTTTGGAGCAGAGTTTAATTTTGCCAACAATTCATCGTGGGTCATGACGCGCTTTTATCTCCTTCCAAGATACGTATAGCCCAGTCTAGACCATGATTGAAGCCATCCATCCACACTGCATCCTTATGTTCAAGCGGCAGTGTCGTCTTATTGCTTTCAATCTTGGCTATTATTTTAGTAATATCCATGGCGGCTTTCATTTCTTAAAGCCGCGCAAGCATCATTATGCCAGTGAAGTTTGATATAAAGCAAGCCCCATCGGATCTGTGTCTGCCAATTAGTCTTGTAATCAGTACCCATTACTTGATACTTCTCTGCTGGCCAAGCCTGTGCTATGCCCAGCGCACCGCCGTTTGTATTGCGTGCCTTGTAATTCCAGTGGCTTTCAGCCGTCCAGAGTTTATCCAGACATACCCACTGCTCACGCGTGGCGCCTTGCTGGTTATACAAGGCTCTGGCGTAGTGCTTAGGCGTCTCCAGATGGTCATGAACAGCCTCACAAGGGCAGAAGAAGCCCGCAAGTACACCGACTAGTATTAGGAAGCCAGCCCCGACTGTTCGTCGTCTGTGAATGTATTTTTTGTCCTTGAGAAATATGTGACGTGTAATTGGTTTGGCCTTTCTCTCTTGGCGATATAGGTGGGAATAATTCCCTCATCGTCCGCGGCTTGCTTTACAATAAATTCCCACTTGTTAGAATCTTCTGGTCTTAGTCCAACTGCCTTGCGCCTTTCAAAAGGTAGGGTGGCGGCATAAATGCCATGATCTATGGTTGCAGCGTCATCCATAGCGTATTCTATACACTTATCGTTGGCAAATAGTGGGCAACGCTGGCATGTACGGATGGCAAATATCGCTTTGTCTACAAATTCTTGCCTATCATTATCACTGTGTGTGCGTAGGGAAGTGGCATCAGGGAACCACAATTCAGGATCATACTCGGCGCATAGGGGTTTATCTCCTGGCTTAATACTCATTATCTTCTTTCTTTTCTAGCATATAGACAAGCGAAAGGGCCATTAGCCCACCGACGACACACATGGATAAGACAACTAGGGCTAAATGTATAGTACTCATTCTCTATCATCCATCTCAATATTTGAGACAACGGCAAGACGTAACGTACGTCCGCCACCTAGATCTTTATCTGTATTCATGTCTGAGACGGCTTGATCATAGCCCGCCTGCCATGCTATTTGAATTGCTTGGTGTAGAGCGTCTACGGCGCCTTGCCCTAGTCGCTCGGTAACTGTTTGAGTCATGGTATACCTTTCAGAGTTGCCCGTGCGATTACGCGGGCGGTAGTAGGAGTATTTATTAAATTTGGTTGAAAGTCAATAGCCGACACGCTGCCAATAGCGTTTGCGCGGGCGTAGTTAGTACCCGTTAAGGCACTGCGTGCGGGTGTGTTTGAGAAATTGCCTCAGCGCCTCTTTAAGTGTCGGCGTATAGATAACATCACGACAACACGGGCAAGTAGTAATCCACTCACCCGCGTTTGTGTCGTGCTGATAGCAGGAGTCGCCCCTCAAAGCCATGAGGGAAAGTCCACCCCGTTAGTAATTCGGTCAATCTCCCTGTTGGCCCGTATCATCTCGGCGAGATGTATCACTTGTTCATCTGCCTTGTTATGGTCATCCGTTACGGCGTAGAAATCTGCCTCTGCTTGTCGTGCTTTCTCTTTCCAATACTCTAGGCGGTTATTTTGAGGCACAATTACACCCATTTCCTACGGGTTGAAGACAATCCCCGCACAATCGGGTTGTGATAAGGCGGTAACACGTTACGCACGTCCACCCTTTGAGCCATACCATTTCGGCGGTGTCGTAGTCGTCTAGGCAATCTTTACAAGTTGCCAAAGTGTTTTGGTTCATTATGCCACCACCTTATTTTGCTTTACTACTTTTGAAAAGATAGAATCTAATTCCTCGCGGGTGATTTCCTGCACTAGCCAATTACTGCCCGCCTTGTATCCCGTAACGGGGCAAGGGGCTACCTCGTCCCACTTGACAGCCTTGTCTTGATGTTCACAATGACTGTTTAAGTCGTTTAGATGATACCTTTCCCAAAGGTCATAAATCTCTTTAATGCTTGCGAGGGTGTAGCCCTTTGCGGGGTGAGTAATGCGTAAAAGTTCCCTCATATTCTGCCCAAAAGAACGGATTCCGCGATCATGGACGGCGGAACCATACTTAGAAACTAAAGTGCCACTAAAAGAAATTTTTGTGTAGTTGTTGATACGTTCGTGCTTTATGTTCAAGGTTTCGCGGTTTTCTTGCTCATAAGAAAAATTCAAAAAGAACTTTTCGTCCTCGACATTTTTGCCCACTAGGATATTTTTAACGGCGGTCATTAGTTCGCCACCTTCTCGTGTGCTAGTGCTAAGCCCTTAAGGCGCTTATATTCGGCAGGTGATACGGTTATCTTCATCGTTTCGCCGTCGTCGTAACCTCTAATTGCCCCATGTCCTTCGTAGCCTTCCTCTATCCAACCGAGAACCTGCCCCGCGCTTGTTGTTCTAATCCACCCGCGACGAGGATTCCCGTTCGCGGTGTTAGTTGTTCCAATATAAATTAACATTTCTTGCCCCTTCCAAGAGGTTTTTTTGAGTTGCCATTGTTAGCCACTCACCACCCCGCTCACAATCGCTTCGCAATCATAAGCAGGATAGAAAGAGTCTAGCCGTTTGGGAAGTCGCAAGCAATAAGGCTATGAAAGCACCAATGCCCCGCGCCCATGTAGTTGATATGGTCTACAAGGTAGAACAAACCGACAAGTGCTGCCAATAGCGTAAGCGCTAGCGCACCCTTTCCGCGTTTAGTTATGCGCATTAGATGTTCACAGACTTAATAAACATCTGTTTAATCTCTTCTGCGCTAGGCATAGGCTTAGAGTCAAACTCTAGCGCGTGACAGTTTAAGCACCTTCCCTCTGGGAATACGCTCCATTGGTCAATCTTCATTTCGCAATCTGTACATTTCATTTATGACACCTTCACTTTCTTAGGTAAAAATGACTTAGGCATTGAATAAGGCTTAACTTCAATCTCCCCGTTAGGCTTAATCTTAAAAGAGCCTACGCGCCTGCCTGTCATCTTATAGACAGAGCCTACAATCGCGCCATCTTCTCTTTCTTGTCCGATTTCATAAAAGTACTCTGCGCCATCATTACCTACATAGCGATTAGACATCCCTGTCTGCTTGTAACACTCGCTAGACCAGATTCTCTCTGTCTCACTCGCTAGGCTTGTGCAACTGTATCCCATTTTATTACCCTTCCATAGGTATCGGCCTTGTGCCGATAAATGAAAGATACACGCGGGATACAGGCGTGTCAATAGTCAAACACGCATAAGTTTATAACGATTTGATAACGATTTGAGAGCGGTGTTTGTCTCATTATGTGAGACAGGCAAAGGATGATCTTGTTCCAATGGTTGAGGGTTGAGGCTCTCGTATCGTCGATGTCTGCCTTTGATTGCCTTCCGATTGGGCTGTTTGTCGGCGGTTTGGACAGTCCCCTCACATTCACGTCACAACGCCACTCAATGCCCCAAGTTCGCCCGATTATGCCACTCAAAGCCCTATAGAAGACAATCAAAGCCCCGTTAATCGCCCGCCAATTTTTGCCGTCTTATGCTGTGCGATTGCGCTGGCGGTAAATCTACAATTCCAAACCCGTTTCGCAACACGTTCAACCCGAGGGTTTTTAACTGTGGGGGTGTATCACTATTACTATCCACCAAAGTATTTTTTCTAAATATAGGCACCCAAAACGGGCAGTGTGACAAAAATCTTTTTTACAAAGTAAGCGTAAAATACTGACTTTAGACAGTGTGACGAACATCACACACCCCAAGTAGGGATAAACCGACTTTATCCCGCCTTAGTATATATAGGGATATAAATAATCTACACAGGTTACGTTCGGCTCTAGGCACACCGAGCCTCACAGCGAGGTTGCCGCTGAGACGAACTACTAACTACCCAATGGCAGCCTTTACGGGCTGCCTTTAACCCATAGGGTTGGGCGCGCAAGGCGCCCCCTAAAGATAACCCAAGTGTTGCCCATAGGCAACGCTTCGCGGTAGGAGAAATAGGTTTATGGCTAAACCAAAGTCTAATGCGTATAAGTTAGCCCCAGAGGCTACCTTATCCGCTCCAGAGGCAAAAAAGCGTCTCATCGCGCTGATTGCCGATGGAGTGACGGTGGAAGACGCTTGTCGCGCAGTCGGCAAGAGCGTCAAGTCATACGAATATTACAGAACGTCCGATCCTCAGTTTAAAGAGGCGATTGACCTTTCTAGGGTCATCCAAAAAAGAAAAGGCGTCGTAAGTACTGAAGACGCCGAAATCTCGTTTGAAGACTTTCGCGAGAAGTATATGATGAGCAAGACCTTCCCCCATCAACGCAACATTACCTCGTTGCTAGAAGAAGGGGAGCCTGCTTGGCTCCACGGCAATATGACCTACGAAAAGGGATTTCCTAATTACGTCCTGGTCAATATGCCGCCCGAACACGCCAAGAGCATGACAGTCTCCATTGACTATGTAACCTATCGGATTGTCACCAATCCCAACGTTCGTATCAAGTTGGTTTCAAAGACTCAGGCAATGGCTAAAGAATTTCTCTACGCCATCAAGCAAAGACTTACATCACCCCAATGGGCAGAACTTCAAAGGCGCTACGCGCCAGTGGAAGGTTTTAAAGCCACCGCTGAGAAGTGGACAGCCGACACGATCTACCTAGAACGTGAATCAGGTGAAAAAGATCCTACCGTCCAAGCCCTTGGTATCGGTGGACAGATTTACGGCGCACGTGCCGATCTTATTATTTTGGATGACTGCGTCACCCTTGCCAACGCTGGTGAGTATGAAAAGCAGATCCGCTGGATTCAACAGGAAGTACTGACTCGTGTCGGTCCTACTGGAAAGATTCTCGTTGTCGGTACTCGCGTAGATCCAATGGATCTTTACCGCGAGATGCGCAACCCTGAGCGTTACCCAGATAACGTCAGCCCTTGGACATACTTGGCTATGCCAGCAGTCCTAGAATTTAAAGATGATCCAAAAGACTGGATTACCCTCTGGCCTAAGTCAGATCGTCCTTGGGATACTGATACTACCCCAGCAGATAACGATGGACTTTACCCGCGTTGGAGTGGACCGCATCTTCGCCGCCGTCGCGGATTGATTGACCCAAAGACTTGGGCGATGGTTTATCAGCAGCAAGATGTTGAGTCTACTGCCATCTTCTCACCTGAATGTGTACGCGGTTCTGTCAGCGGTATGCGTGCTATTGGCCCTATCATCCCTGGCGCACCAGGACATCCTGGCAATATCCAATCGCAATATATTGTCGCTGCTATGGATCCAGCCATGTCTGGTGACACCTTCTCTGTCATTATCTCAGGAGATAGAACCACAGGCAAGCGTTACTTGCTAGAGGCATCACGGATGCCAGCACCTACGCCTCAACAGATTCGTGACTTAATTTTTACTTGGACTGAGAAATACAATCCAAAGGTCTGGGTTATTGAGAAGAATGCTTTCCAGTTATTCTTGACTCAAGACGAACAAATCAACAACTTTTTAGCAACACGCGGTATTCGCCTCGTGCAGCACTATACAGGTTCCAACAAAATGGATCTTGAATTCGGTGTTGCCTCTATGGCGCCACTATTCGGCTCGTGCGACAACCAGGGCAAATACATGAAGAATAATCTTCTGGAATTGCCACGAGCCGACAACGAACATATCAAGGCACTGATTGAGCAATTGATTACTTGGTCAGCAGGAACAAAGAATAAGCAAGACGGTCCAATGGCCCTCTGGTTTGCAGAGACTCAGATGCGTGACTATATCAATCAGTCAGGCGCTTACGGCGGATCATTCGTGAAGAATCCATTTGCTTCACGCTATCAGACAATGAACCGCAAGGTTATTAACTTAGAAGAATGGCAACGCACGCAAGAAAAACTTGCGGCTAACGGGGGATACATAAGTGGCAATAGATATTGATGTACTTAGCGTCAAGGTGCGCAAGTTACGAGATAGATTCCATACTCGTGACGCTCGCTACTCTGACCTTATGGCTATTCGCCAAGGCGACATTCAACAGGTATTTCCTGGCGCATTCTCCGAAGAATATCCAAAGCCTATGGTGGCAAACTTTATTGATGTGGCTGCCCGCGATGTAGCGGAAGTTATTGCCCCACTTCCTGCCTTTAACTGCGACACAACAGATTCTATTTCAGATCGTGCAAGAAAGCGTGCCGATAAGCGCACCATGATTGTTGCTGGCTACCGCGACTCTTGCAACCTTCAGACCATGATGTATACAGGTGCTGATCGTTACCTTACCTTTGGTATGTTGCCTTTCATCATTGAGCCTGATTATGAAAACAATCGTCCAATGATTCGCATTGACAACCCAATGAATGCCTATCCTGAATTTGACCGTTTTGGCAAGTTGCTCTCATACACCAAGCGCTACCAAAAAACAGTACGCGAACTTATCAATGATTTTCCTGAGTACGAATCACAAATCCGTACACAATACGAGAGTCGCAATTCTGAGCGTATCCTTGAAGTTTATCGCTATCAGGACAAAGAAGAACTAGTTTTGTTTGTTCCTGAAAAGGGCAACCTTGTTCTTGAGCGTGCTAAGAATCTTCTTGATGAACTACCAATTGCTATTGCTATTCGTCCTGGCGTTGACTCTGATGAAAACCAACGTGGACAATTTGACGACATCATGTGGGTACAAGTTGCTCGCGCACGTATGGCAACATTTCAACTTGAAGCGGCACAAAAGTCTGTACAGGCTCCTTTTGCTTTGCCTTCAGATGTAAACGTTATTGAGATTGGTCCAGATGCAACTATCCGCTCTGCCAATCCAGAAAAGATTCGTCGTGTTGGCCTTGAGATTCCTAATGGAATATTTCAAGAGACTAGCGAATTAGATCAAGAACTTCGTGTAGGCTCACGTTACCCACAAGGTCGTCTAGGACAGCAATCAGGTTCTATCGTTACAGGCCGTGGTGTAGAAGCACTTATGGGCGGCTTTGACACACAAGTCAAAACAGCACAAGCAGTATTGGCTGACACATTCCGTCATGTCATGCGCCTATGCTTTAAAATGGATGAACAATTATTTGGTGATGTTGAAAAGGAAGTACGCGGCGTAACCGCTGGCGCACCTTACGAAATTACCTACACACCTAAAAAAGATATTGATGGTGATTACTGGTGTGATGTAAGTTACGGAATGATGGCGGGTCTAGATCCAAACCGCGCATTAGTATTTGGTTTACAGGCTCGTGGAGATAAGTTAATTAGCCGCGACTTTTTGCGTCGTCAGATGCCTTGGGATATGAACGTTACCCAAGAAGAAGAAAAAGTTGAAGTTGAAGAACTGCGTGATTCACTCATGCAAGCAGTTGCATCATACGCAAATGCAATTCCTCAAATGGCAATGCAAGGACAAGATCCAACAAAAGCAATTGTAGCACTCGCTGCCGCAATTAAAGGTCGTCAAAATGGCGATGCTATTGAAGATGTTTTGGCTCAAGCCTTTGCACAACAAGTCTCCCCGCAAGTTGCAGCCCCTGGTCAACCAGGCGAGGCTCCTGGCGGGGAACCTACTCCGCAAGGAATGCCGCAAGGTATGCCACAACCACCGCAAGGTGCAAAATCATCTGCACTGCAAAATCTACTTGCAGGACTTTCGTCTTCTGGCTCACCGCAATTATCTGCGAATGTAGCCAGACGCTCACCCGCCTAACGTTACGAGTGAGAAAAACAAAACCTATAGGAGAAAATAAATGGCAAAAGTAGCACCAGCCTTTAAGTCTGGATTGCAATCAGCACCTGTTAAGGTTGCTATGCAAGGTGGACATGGCTCATCAGAAGCAACAACACAAAAGACAAGCATCCAAGATGCTCCTTCAGTTAAGTCAACTGGAAAGTCTGACATTAAGTACACAGTACAGCCTTCTGCAACACGCGGAACAAACCCAGGCGCTAAGTAACCTTCATGCAAGAGGGCGAGCGGATTCCTACTCGTTTTAACAAGTGGGACATGTTTGCCCTTTTTGCTGATCTAATTTCTAATATTTTTATAGCCTTTGCTAATTTTGCAAATGCTCTAACAGGTATGTTTGATACAGAAGCAAGTTTCGTGGAAGATGAAAAACACTTTCACGAGTATGCCGCTCGAACCATTGAGACACTAAACGAGGGAGACTGACTATGCCACAGGCAAATAAGCCAGCAATGTCATCAGGCCCAGGGGCTTTAAGCCAACGCACCGATGGCGGACCAGCATCAAAGCAAGCAATTCGGTATGTCTCAGGCATGCCGTCTTATGGTGATGGACAGGATTTAGTTAACCTGCAAGCGCAAGCACCTATGGGTGCTACGCCAAACCCAGGCAAGCCATTGTCTCCATCAACCATTGCAGGAGCTGCCGCACAATCAGCTCCAGCACAGCAGTCTCAAGTTACACCTTTGACTGCTCCTACCCAACGCCCTGACGAACCAGTAACAACTGGTGCTGCATC